GAACGTATACAAGAGAGATCGAAGGTAAGGTAAACACTAACACAACCGATATCGCTGCTATGAAGCTAGTGGATACCGCCATCAACACCGCACAAGCGAACATCCAACGCACTCTCACGCATAGCGGGGTTGTGGATTATAAATCAACAATTAACACCAATGGTTCAACAACATTGGGCGATATATCGGTATTTACAACCGGAACTTGGTTAAATCGTTTCAAACTAGGAAAGACAAATTCATTTCTAAACGGATTCAAGGCACTAATCCAAGATACCAACAATAGCGATAGTGGGATATTTGTTGACCTTCCAGCACCACCAACCTTCGGCACCCGTGACGACCTCGTATTCCTAGAGGGCTATTTCCCTGCCAACGGTAATGGCGTGGATATGTCGTGGAGGATCAGGACGGTTGCATGGGTGGATTTTGGGACTTACCAAGACGGAATGACACTTACTAATGGTGGTGCAATTGGTAAGTTCTATGTCGTAACTGCACAAGGAGGAAACGCAAGTCCAATAGCAACAAATGATACTAATATCGTTTGGAGTTATTTCAGATCAGCCAGCGTAGCATTAGGATTAACTGATTCTGGACTCTATGTTTGCGGTGACGGATCTAGTTCAGCAAAAACAACACTTAACACCCTTGACGGTTATTCCTACGCCATCCCATTATTCCGCATCAAACGCAGAAACAGCGGAGGATGGAATAAAAATACCAATTTATCGGGTGCTAGGGATTATGCTCAGTATTTTGGTTTGGGTGGTCAAGCTAATTTAACCACACAGGACATTCAGAACAACGGAAAAACATTGGCACAAGTACAATCGGATTTTGTTGGGAAGACAGTTGATTTAAATGGAGCTTACGGTGATGGAAGTCCATATACGGTTATTAGTGCTGCAACATCTTCACAAGGTTCGCAATACACAACACTTACATTTGATAGGGCTGTTAAAACTGCATTTACTACAAGTACAACCGTAACGGTTAAATCAGACCGTCCCGACTCTCTCTATTCCAACATCATCGATGCATCCGACATCATCGACCTTCGCCACCTTGCACGTTCATCCTACAATCTTCAATCGTTACTCGAAGAAACATTGGATAAAGCCGAACGTGGTGAGTTGACTACGAAGGACACGAAAACAGCGTATAAAGAGCATTACAACTTGCAGAAAGCACCATTGGGATTGGCTCAGGATTTGCAGAGTGTGAACGTGAAGCGAGCAGATGGAACGGTTGTGGCTCTGAAGAATCTGTTGGGGATGATCGGTAATTGTGAGGATGCAAGTAAATTCTCAACAGCAGGGGTAACAGTTGCTTTAGATTCCAACATTAAAAAATACGGAAATAACTCTATTGCTTCCACTTCTACCGTTAGTGCTACTTCAGTGCAAACGAGATTTCCTGTTATTTCTATAGATCCATCTAAATACTATATTGTCGTAGCGGATATTTACAATTCAAATATGACAAGCACATTTTTAAAAGCATTGAGTGGAGATGGTGCAACTACTTTTAAAACAGAGTCCGCTATCACTACAACAGGTTCTTGGGTGACTCATTATATTAAACTTGCACCATCTGATTTAACAGGACAAACAAGCATTAGACTTGATTCAGATGGCGTCGTTTCCGCAGTAGGACAAAAAATGAATACAGACGGAGCGAGAATCTACGAAATCGACAGTACCACATACAACCTGATCGATGTAGATGCAAACTGGACAGGTGGCGATAAAATTTCCATTTTATTCCCTTATGTGGATTCGCCTGTGAACTTTGTGGAGAATTTGGTTCCTGATTTTGCTAGTGGTCAATGGACTTTAGGTGCAGGAGCGTCCATAGATTCGCCTTACAAATTAAAACATGCTGGAGGTTATACTTCTTCTGTAACAATCCCAGTTGTTGCAAGTGCCAAATATACAGTTTCAAGAGATACTGATCTTGCTAGTGGTTCAAATGCGAAGTTGGTTTTAACTTGGTTAGATTCCAGTGGTGCAACAATCTCAACAGAAGCTAACTATTGGGGAAATGACGTTTCTGGTAAAACATTCACTGCTCCGGCTAATGCAACTAAGTTGAAAATTGAATGGACTACGATAAATAGCGGAACGTACACTCTAAGTAACTTGCAAATCGAACAAACATCTACTGCCAACACATTCGTCCCATTCGGCAGATACTACATCCCTTACGATTACGCTGTCGGCACATCCAAAAACTACATCACAGAATCGTTCAACTCGCACAGACAGACGTTCTCGGATGCTCAGATTAGCGAGACTGTGACGGATCGAGTAGAAGCCTTGATGACACCGCAGAAGCATGTGACGGTGACTCAGGCTACAGCAGGGACTTGGGCTGTCAATGATACGATTAAGTTTACATCGTACAATGGGGTAATTAGCGGGGTTATTGATAGTGATACGCAGTTTGCAACTATTAGTGTAGGTAATTCAGATAGCACACTCGTAGTAAGTGACGTTAGCAAACTAAGTGTAAATGACGTTGTCAACGTTATACTTAATGACTTGTCAGTTGGATGGTCTAGTTTAACCGTAACTGCAATTGATACCACGAACAGTAAGATAACATTAAGCGGAAGCAATAACTTTAATGTATCTAAGATTGTAGGAGGTTTTGTGGTCGAAACCACCACATCATCCTCACTCCCAACCGTAACAGCCACAGGCATAGTAGGAACATGGAGTGGACTTGGAACCAAAACAGCAACGTACACGATCACGACACCGCCAACTTCGAATCAAAGTGACATTTTATTCAAATATAGTGTCAACTATCCGTTTGGCAAAGGACTCGCAAACTTGCCTGTCAACGTGGATTTGGTGGAAGTGAATGGGCAGAGACATGTGAGTGGTCAGACGGTAAGTGTTAAGGCGAATTTTGATGGTAAAACGGCTGGATCAACTGATTTGATTCCTCACACTGCTAAATTCAATAACAACTCAACATCGTTAGTTTCTCCTAGTGGTTCATGGACTGAATTTGGATCGGGTTATTCCACAATATCAGCACTAGATTCTAGTACAACAAATATTGCTTCTACTCTTGTCAGCGGTAACTATGGTCAAGTATTATTCTCCTTCGACTTAATCCGAGCCATCGAGGACAAGTTCGGAGAAACCGCATTTGTGGGATGCTTGACTACTGCGGATAAGGTGGCGTGGCTTAAGAATAGTGCGAATGTGAGTGATATTTCAATTAGTTGGTATGGTTATGGCTCTGCTCCAAGTGGTGGTTCTTTAACTAACAAGGCGTATCTGAAGAGTTGGGCAAACGATACTACTAACTGGAATGGGAGTGCTACCCACAATAGTGCATCTGTCACATCCTTAACTATGTCAGGTGCTAATTATTATGGTGGTGCGTCATTTGCAAATAGAATGATTGACACTAACGGAATGATTTTCTTCCTTGCCTACGCAGATCCTAGTGATGGAGTAACCGCTTCGACCTTGTTCACCGATTATGTAGAGCTGTCAGTCACTCTAGCTACAGCAGAAACAGGCTACACCGTGTTCCAACCTGAGCAGCAAATGCCTGTTTTATCGGAGAATATGTTGACAGCGAATCAAGCGTTTCCTGTGGATGTGAGTGGTTTTAGTGTAATTGGTTCATCTGTTTTATCTATAGATTCGCTAGGTGTACTAAAGGCAGATGCTTCTGCTAAGGGCGGTGCTGATGGATCAAGATGGGGTTTAACGCTTGATAACAGCACAGGAAAAGCAAGCTATCACACTTTCTCTGGTGAGTTTAAAGGGGTTGCAGGGAAATCGTATAGAATTTTCTTCTATGACGGAACAACAATCACTTATTTAATTAGTACATTAACAGCGACAGGAAATTGGCAAACGATTAATGCTTCCGCTATTCGAGCAAACACTAATCAATATATCCGTATTGACGACAACGGAGCAACTGGAGATACCACTTTCTATCTGCGTAAATTGAAATTAGAAGCAGGAAATAACCCTAATCCTACTTTTAGTGCAGGACGCAATAAAAAGAAAATTTTAACTGGATTGGGCAAACGTGCAGGAAGTATGACGGAGAATCCGATTCGTATTTACTACAAATACGCTTCGACTTTCGATGCACCAAGCACATTCACGCAAGAGATCGATCAAGCTGGATATGATAGTTTAAGCAAGCAGGATGGCGTGTTGTATTCAAGGACAACCAGCACAGCAGGGCAATACGCTCAGATGTTGATTGAATATGATCCTAATAGCAATATGAGTTTGAAAGAGTTTAAAGCGATGTTGCGAAATCTGACCGCATCCGCAACGTTGTACGGTCAGGGGGATAATGCAGGAGTGTTGGCGAATGGGGCAACGACGAAATGGTGGGTCAACTCAACGTCAACATGGACAGGTGGAACAGGTTCGTATAATAATACTTCAAGTTCTCCGTCTACAATCACAGTTACGGATGCAGGAGCAGGAAATGTAAATTACATCACGAAAGATCAAAAAATTTACATCCTAGTTCACAGCACATACCCTGCATCAGCAAGCAACGCAAGCTCACTTTTCGTGGATTACTGCAATTTGACGGTTTCTCTCAGCGACCAAGTGGATTTCGTTAAATCGAACATTTTAAAAGTAAATCCACAAACGAAAGAAATTAAGACGATGTTCCCTGCTATCTCTTATCGTTCGATTGGAAACGGTGGGGGAGTGGATCGGGTATCGTTGTATTATCGTTATGTCCCATGGCAGGGGGATAACACGCTAGTTCCTGACGCCATTGTTAAACGTCCAGATTGGATGTACATCACATCTGAAGCATCCGGGAAAGCAGAAACGTTCTCAGGTGTCAACTATGATAAGTATAAGAACGTCATCAATAAGCTATTCGGTTCCTTGTACAGCGGAGGAGATTACACAGGACAGCGGTTAAGCACATCGGTTCCACAGGCGAATGAGAGCGTGACCCCATCGATTATGAGGGTGCCATTATCAACTGGCTTAGAAGGAACCACATCGAGCTTTAAAGATGCCAAGACTGCATTATTAGATAGCGGAAGTGTCGCTTACCTAGTGACAGATCCAACGTTGATCAGCAGCGGTAAATTCGTGAACTTTGTGCCATTCTTAGTGTTGAAAAATAGCGAGGTCTATCTGGCGATTAAACACCGTACTTCTTCACTGGTGGCTGAAGCTGGTCAAGTGGGAAGTCAGGCAGTGTTGTTCAGAATCGACGGAAGACCGTTGGCAAAGGGGTTGTAACATGAATATCATCATTGATCGTAATACAATGAAAGTGGCGGGCTTCGGCTCGCCTTCTTCTTTTCAATTCGAAGTAGCCAACGTAGAAAACATCAGCAAAGAAATCGTAGTCACGGAGCAAGTTCCGAAGACAATCGACGGTAAAGTGTTGTACAGATTACCGCAGCCTGACAAAGAGATCGTGACGCCTGTTACTAGAACCGTAGAAACTATCGAAGAAAATGACCGTCCTATCATCGTTAAAGAATCGAAGAAAGTCCCGCTACTCGACGCAAAAGGAAAACAAGTTACGTATCAGCCTATGGTATTCGACGAGGATGCGCAAGCGCAAATTCCTAGCGGTAATCCTATCGCTTGCTTTACAACGGAAGAAGTTGACGTACACAAGACGGACAGCGAAGGTAATACGCTTTATTGGGTCGAGATAACAGATGATGTTACCACATATGAACCGCAAGATGACGCAGAGATTACGGATGAGGATCCGAATTGGACGGAAGACCTCGAAGTTATCCTGGAAGATATTGACGTAGAAAAGACCGTTACTCTACTCGATTCTCCGAAAAGTTTCGATTATGAAGAAGTCGAACCGTCTCTTTCCACTCTACGTAAGATTAAGATCGCAGAGCTAAACGTAGCTTGTAATAAAGCGATACTTAGCCGGTTTACATCGAATATCGACGGAGTGGATTACGAGTTTTCTTACGACCAGGAAGCGCAGAGTAACTTTAGCGGAGCCGGCCACGCATTTAGCAGAGGTTATACGACAGAGATCGAATGGACTGCACATAAAGACGGTGAAGATATTCGGATTATGCTAGATGCACAAAAATTCGATGAAGTCGCTATCGCCGGTATGATTCATGTTAATTCGAATGTTACACGGTTCCGTAACGAGTTAATTCCGGCAGTAATGGGTGCTGCGACTGTATCCGAGATTATTTCGGTTGAGTGGTAGTGATGAAGCAGTACGTATGGAGACTGCTAATCGCCATAGATCAACTGCTGAATACTTTATTTTTCGGAGATGAGGACGAAACCATCTCGTCACGACTCGGTAAACGGATGCTAAAAGGAGATAAACTAGCAACGTTATTATGACGTTGTCTAAACTTGATCCAGGTGGATCACTGCGTTAAATCAATTGAGAAAGACGAAGGGGAGCCACTTTAGGCTCCTTTTATTTTTGGAAAGGAGGAGATACGTTTGAACTTTCCTATTGTATACGACAAGTTCGATACATCATACGTCGGATACGGTCTTGCAATATTAGACAATGCCAAAGACGTAAAAGTACGTGAGAAGTTAAACGGAGAGCATACGCTAGAGTTTACGCTTCCTAGGGATGACGAAAAATGGTCCGAAGTACAAATCGATAACTTTGTCAAAGTTGACGAAAAGTTGTACATCATTCGCACATTGGACGAAGTACGAGATAATAATGGCCGCCTTCTATCTAACGTTCAGTGCGAAAGTATTATCTCGGAATTACTAGACGAGTATATCTCGTATTTTGAGCTAATCAACGTATCCGCTCAGTATGCGGTCGATACGTTTATCTCCGGAACTAGGTTTAAAGCCGACGCTACTAGAATAACGGTCAATAACGACATTGAAGTCGAAGACTGTACGCCAGTAGCTGCGATTAACAAAATGATTACAACGTGGAAATGCGAAGTGGAGTGTGCTGGACTTCCGGATGTTGATGGAAAAATTGAAATAACATTGCTTCCGCAGCGTGGGTCGGATAACGGAGTACAATTCCGCTATCGTAAGAATTTGAAGTCGATTAAGAAGACGTCAGACGGACGAGGAATCATTACACGCCTCTATCCGATTGGTAAAGACGGTTTAGGTATAGAGTCCGTTAATAGCGGAGTTGCTTACTTGGACAGCGCCAGTATCGGAGCTTATCCACGTCCTAAGAAAGCTTCGAAGAAGTTTAACGACATTGACGATCCTACAGAGTTAAAGCAGGCAGGTATCGATTATCTTGCTACTGTAGATACACCAAAAGTCACGTATGATGTCGATATTCTCGAGCTAAAAGCGTTGGCCGATTTTGGTTCAACAGAATCTTTCGATCTTGGCGACGTTATTCGAGTGATTGACGAAGAACTTGGAATCGATGTTGCCTGTCGCATCGTTGACTATGAGCGATACCCTTATGAGCCTACACGTTCAAAAGTTATACTCGCGAATTATCTAGATACTATCATCGATTACTTGGGAGAGTTAGAAGAGGCCAAGCGAGTGGTCGATTCTGTCACATACAAAAATAAAATTAATACGTACTGGCTCGACGGAGTTATTAACGTATTACAAAATAAGTTCAATTCTTCGCAATCCAATTGGTATACAGACGATAACGGAAATATTATTTTCGAAGCACAAGACGGATCTAGTGCGATGAAACTAGCCGGAGATGGCTTCGCTTTATCGAATGAAAAAGACGTCAGTGGTGCGTGGATTTGGCGTACTTTCGGAACGGGTTCAGGTATTACTGCAGACGAGATTAATGCCGGAATATTGAACGCATCAGTCGTTAGGATATTGGCCGATATAGCCACTTCTATCGATGGTTCCGGGATTCATATTGCGAATGGAAATAGCGATCGGGTACGCATTGGTGAATATTCGAGCGGTAAGTATGGAGTATTGGTTACGGACGGCACCGCTAACCAAGTCGAGTTAGGCGAGTATGAATCGGGCAAAGTCGGATTAAAAGCAGCTAATGGATCGTCTCGCGTAATTATAGACGGTACCAACGGGTTTAAGATTCAGAAGACAACGAACGGCGGAAGTACTTGGAGCGATCAGTTATATATCGACTCTAGCGGTACGATTCATTTAGTGGGCGGTGTTATTGACTGGAATAGTGTTAGTGCGCCAAGTGCTACACAGGTCGGAGCTTTATCTAGTGACTCGCCTAAGTTGACGTATATCGGCAGCGATGGTATTTACACCGGCACCCTAAGCGCGGATAGAATCAACGGTGGGACCATCAACGCAGACGTAATTAACGTTACGAATATCAATGCAGGAAATCTGAAAAACGGGACAACGCTTAACGGTCAACTTGTAAACATAACTAATTTAAACGCTAGTAATATTACATCCGGAACCATATCAGCGGATCGAATATCGACTAATATTTCGCAAGTAAATACACAACTACGATTAGGCTCTCCGGGACAAACGGGCCAGTCGATAATCATTAACGATAATTGTTCGATATCTAATGTGGGAGACGGTTTAAAAATTGGGACAATGGGAGCTATAACTTTCGCTGCTGGTAGCGGTGACGGTAACGTTCAGATTCTCGTAGGTCCGAGTACGTACTATACCGTAGCTACTCGGGAATGGGTGACTGCAAATGCAGGAACGGCTAAGTTCGGATAAAGGAGGGATGAAAAATGAGTGATGAAACTCAATGCGGCGCTGGCGGAGGCATCAGCGATAAACCTATGGAAATACTTGAAGCGGTAGTCGTTGAAGTAGAAAGTGACGGTGAATAGTTATGGCGTCCATTACGTTAATATCGGCCACGCTAGATTATTCATTTTCACCTGTAGCTGTAGGAGTAACGTTCAGTACTTCTGGTGTGTCTGATGGGCAAACTGTTAATTTCCGATTCTTTTTTCAAGGGGTTGGAAATGTCAACAATTACTCAGGGACATATAATGGCGGTGCAGCCAAAACAGTCTATTTTATACTTAGCGGAGTACCCGATACTTCACACTTAACGGTAGATGTTGTTGCAAGTACAAATAACTTCTCCACATACTCTAATTATGTAACAGCCACAAACGAAACCACTCCATCTTTCCCGACAACAACATGGGACAATGGATACACACCAAGATTGAAAGACCAATATGTGCAAGAATGGAATGGATCAGGGTACACCCATTCCAATACTACGCAAGCCGGGAACTGTATTCCACAGGCTCTTACTTCTATGTTAGAAACGTTTTACTACAAAAAGTACGGCGTGAGCGGAGTTCGCTATTCAGTATCATGGATATTCGGAAACCGTTCATCTTCTGACATAGAAAGTAATGGCGGAATGATGATGGATGAAGCTCTTAGCCAATTACAAGCTGATGGAACACCTTTATTTAATGAATTATCCGATCTGCCATACCCGGATAACATGATGTATTTCAACTGGGATGCAGGAGGATATACGAATACAGGCGCAAAAAATCGTGTCGCGAGTAAATATAGCGACATTATCACGAATGCTAGGAAAAGCAGGATTGCTAGTTGGACGAAGTACAGTCCTGCACTATCTAATTTTTCAAGTCTAATTTCTGCGTTACAATCCAATGGAGTTATCCTTGTACAACTTAGAGAAGCGTATAATTTTTGGACAGGAGATTTAGGTGCCAATTTTGAGGTAAAAAAGCCAGATGATTTTTCCGTTCCTAATGATAATCACGATGTCATTATCCGTGGATGGAAGCAGATCAGCGGTCAATACTATTGGATTTGCCATAATAACTGGGGGTCTTGGTTCGGTAACGGTCAAGGCTATTTTTTATTACCTATCAATTATACAGGTATCGAGAACTACTGGACAGCAACCGAGAACATTACGACATTAACACTTCCAGTTCCAAACACTCCTACTGATGCACCTATATTAGATACCGCAATGGATGGCGATGGCCGGTCTGGCGATACCTTATATGTTAAGTTTAACGGTGTATCCGGCGCCGATTCTTATAGTGTGAAAATCCGTAGAGGATATGATAATGCTACCACGTATGTAACAAGCAGTTTTACATCTGGTATTTATTGCGGTCACTTACAATATGGGGTGACTTATTATATCAGTTATGCCGGAGTTAATTCGGCGGGAACAGGTGTTTATTCTACTGAAAATGCTGCAACTACCTTACCGCAGCCACCTACAATCAGTGGAACCACGACACAGAGTACCATATCCATCACAGCAAGCATTGCATCTCCTGTCGGTAATTTTACGGAAATTCAAGTTGAACGTTACGATGCCAGCTCAAATTATATAGACACGAAGTTCATATCTTTTGATGATTTTAACGCAGGGAACAAAACGGTCACATGGTCCGGATTAGGAGCAACTACAACTTATAAATTCAAAGCTAGAACGATGTTTACTGTCAGCAGTGTGAACTTGTACAGTAACTACTCATCCACTTCTACTCTTACAACCAGCAGCAGACCGGCTAACTTCTCCTGGACTACATCAAAAGTTTCGGGGCAAGATTTCAATCTAACAGCTACAGAGTGGAATAGTTTCACATCTCGCATCAACCAGTTTCTAACGTATAAAGGGCAGCCAACGATTTCATTCACAACAGCGCCATATACATCTAGTGACCGAACGTTTTACTATTGGATGTACAATCAAGCAGCAAATGCTTTTATTAACACGTTAAACACATATACCAGTACGCCATATACTCACGGTACTGCATCGTCCGGGGGTATTATTTATGCGTACTTTTTGAACGACATGGTATCAGCTTTAAATAATATATCTTAACGCTAGGAAGCGGGTGGATCGGTGGGAAATGAAGCAGAACGGTTAGCGGCGTTAGAAGCAGAAATAAGTTCGTTAAAATCGTTAATGGTTCGTATGGATACAAAACTTGATACGTGGTCAGCGCACTACCTACCAAGGACAGAAGCAGCGGAAATGTTCCGGGCCAGAGACGAGAGAATAAAAGATTTAACAGACGAAATTACTCGTCTTCGTGACGAGAAGCAACAGACGAAGCACATAATTCCAGCGTGGATTCAAACGGCTATTGCACTTGCTGCAGTAGTCGTTTCTATTTTTGCGCTAAGAAACTAGGAGGACGAAATGGAATTAAAATGGATCGGCTCGCCAAACTTCGGTAAAGGACGTAGTGGGTGCAAGCCGTTAGCGATTATCAGCCATATCATGTGCGGAACATTGGACGGAACAGATTCGTGGTTTAAGAATCAATCATCGCAAGTATCCGCTCACTTTGGGATTGGCCGTGATGGTACCGTACACCAATACGTTTTGGAGGATGACACCGCTTGGGCCAACGGTAGAAAAGACACGCCAGATACAGCATGGCTTGCGAATTTTCCTGCGGTGAATCCAAATTACTGGACTATTAGCATTGAACACGAAGGCTACCCGAATCAAGAGCTAACACCGGAACAAACCGCCGCTACTATCGAGCTGCACAAGTATCTCGTTGCTAAATGGAATATACCGGTCGATGACGTGCATATTACGGGGCATTTCCGCATTGATTCCGTATCTCGCTCCGACTGTCCTGGTCCGCATTTTCCGTGGGCAGACATATTTAGTGCGCTAAAGCCAGCGCCAGCGACACCCGCTCCAACTATCGAAAAGGTACCGTATGATTCGAACCAATTCAAGTATCTCGCAGGATTGGCGAAAGGTACCGATGGGCAAGCGGAATGGGCGAAAGGAGAGCTTGCGAAGATGATGGCGTATGTAACCGGTGGTGCTACGGTATCTAATGGCGATGCCAAGACGGAGGCTGTTATTATTTACAACAAGGTATTTGTTCCGGTAGCTGACGTGTTGAATCTGCTCGGTATTGGTTACGCATGGGATGACGCTAATAAAAACGTAAAGGTCGTGAAGTAATGTTAGATAAAGCGAAGAAAGCAACGTTCTGGCTTGCGATCCTTGGCGCAGGTAAATTAGTTGCGGAAGGATTCGGAGTACACTTTGATGATGCGTTGATTAACGGATTAGCTGACGGATTGGCAGCGTTGTTTACGTTGGTAGGTATTGTTAAGGATCACGGTGCAAATAATAATATAACATCATAGATTACACTCCATACCCTTCGTGCTTATGTGCGAGGGGTCATATTTTTGTTTATACGTTCACTCACTCGCTCATACGAGCGTTCATACATAAATATTTTCGTGTACTGGCACATTCACCTACTCCCATCATATAGTATCGTATAACATCATAGATTGGGGTTAAGGCAAATGTATAAAACTCTACGCATAATCATCTTGTTACTACTACTTCCTTACAAACACGAAGAAGACTACTTGAAGGAGGTTAAGTAAAATGGCGTTAATGAAAACGAAGTCAGTATCGTTCAACATCGAAACTGAGATCGAAAAAGAATTATTAGCGTGGGCAACTAGCCAGCATATCGGGTTCAGTACCTATGTAAAAGCGCTCATCGAAGCGGATAAAAAGAGAAAAAGCCGACCTGTAATGGAAGGTCAGCTCCGCGAATGGAAGATAACGTAAGAAGGACGTAAATGGGCCAAAGTCACTGACGCATACCTGCCGTCAGTTTATGCGAGCCATTCGGAAAAATTGCTAGTACGTCATATATGATTTAAAAAATATTTTCAAACGGAGTGATTACACCATGAAAAAAGGAATGACGATTCGAGAGTTCCTTCACCGCGAAGAAGTCACATTTTTCGAGAAAGCAAAACGCCACATCCAACGCAACAAATCCTTCTATATTACTGCCGCTGGTTACACCATCTTCTTTATCTACGCCTCCACAATCGACGCTTCCGCCGCAAGTTCACTCGAAATTGACCGTAAAGCCACCGCAATTTACAAGAAATTAGTTTCCGTTGGTAAATGGGTTGTTATTATCAAAGCTGCGTTTGATGTCGTTCAAACCGCCACGTCTGGAGACTTTGCCGGAGTTAAAACAAAGTTAATCGGCTATCTAATCGTATTCTTAACTCTACTCGGATTACCGTGGGCATTCGAGGAAATCCAAGGTCTATTTGAAGATAAAGCAGTTAACGGGTGATTAAGATGAAATTCGTAATTACAAGCGCATTCGGCGCAGTAGAAGCTATTCGATCCGGTATTAATCATAAAGGCATCGATCTCGCTATGAGTAAAGGTACACCGCTTAGAAGTATCACAAACGGGGTAGTCGAGCGAGTAACGGAGTACAGAGGTAATATAGGAAATGGTGTTATCATACGTGCTGAAGACGGTAGCCGACATATATTCGGTCATATGGATCGAGTTTCAGTTAATACAGGCGATCATGTACACGCAGGTAGTTTTATCGGAACTAGCGGTAACAGTGGGTTCAGCACAGGTCCGCACCTCCACTTCGGTATTTTTAAAGACGGTCAATTCATCGATCCAACGCCAGTAATCGAAAAAGTTGACGCAATGGCTGGCGCTATGGGACCGTTTAAAGGTACTGGATTTATTACGGATCTCATCATTTCAAAAACGCGAGAACACGCAAAAGAAACGGCTACAGATATGCTTCTTGGCGTATGGGATGCGGTGACAGACATTCTATCGCAAGTAGAATACGGAGCATTTTTAATAGGCACGGGAATACTCGTTATCTTGCGAGCTGTCGGCTTTAAGCATCCGTGGATTCGTCCTGGTGTACTACTAACGGTGCATGTGTTATTGAGATTCTTATTAGGGGGTTTGTCGGTATGAAAAGAATGTTATTCGGTGAAGATTCCAGAGACTATTTCAACAAACTATCGCCTGATGAACTGTTTAACTGGTGTGTAATGCTTTACGATTTGTGCGAGTGGTTAGGGGAACAAATCGATGAAATGAAGGAGGATGAAGAATAATGGATTTTTGGATCATGAGTGCTTGTGCTTTATTAGGCATGTGGAGAAGTAATTACTGGATGAAAAAGCATACCGAAGATACAAAAATAGTTCTAGTGGAGAAGGTCGGAAAGAATGAAAAGCATCAAGTTTAGCGACTATATTAAAGTAATCAAACCGAACTACGTTTATCTTCGACTCAAGCCAGCTAACCATATCCGCAACAATTCTACAGATAAAATCGCAAAAGTAATCTCCTCATTGTACAAATCCTTCACGCAGCAAATTAAAGCAGACGAACACAAGGCGGTAAAAGTGTTAGGCAAGGAATTTATGATCGGTACCAAGTATAACTTCGAAGTCAATTCAAAAGTATCCTATTTCGTCTATATCGAAAAGAAAAAGATCGAGTTCTACTTTATTGTTCCAGCGAATTGTCTTTCGATTATCAAAGAACGTATGACTGACGCATGGGGCGGTATCACAATTGAAGAAGTATCCGCCATCCCTACTTTTTCCGATAGCGCAATACAGAAGCAACTCGTTTATAAGAAGGAAGACGGATTATCTCTCGAAGTCAATAAGACAAATAACGATTTGCTCCGTTCCAACCTTAACGTCGTTGATGTCATGGAGGACGGTGACAAAATCGGCATATTCTACAACTTCCTGCCGACATCGCAGTTCTCATGGCCGAGTGCTTATCGTAATACCATCGAAAAGGTTAAGCGTGGGATCCCAACTGACCGCGATAAATTCGACTTGTGGTTCGCGTTTAAGTGGTTGATAGCGGAAGTTAACTCAACGTTAAATGGGATCGCTGAATCATTCGGATCTTCTAAAAAGAAAGATGAATCAACCAGCCTTCTCGAAACGGCATTACAGCGTATGAATGGCGGTAAGGAAATCAGCGAGAGTACCAAGCGAAAAGCATCGTCAACTATAGTAAACACTCAAATTGCGTTAGTATCCGAAAGTAAAGAGAAGTCTCGCGAGTATAACAACATGCGATCGCTGGTGCAGTCATTTGACGCAATCAGTGGTGATAATTATCTAATCGCCAAGCCGTTAAAGAAAAAGATAGATTATACCGCATTATCGATCGGCGGCGAGATCAATAAAACTAGCGCCGAAGAATGCAACAACTTTATAGCATTACCTGGACGTGAGTTACTAGAGCAATACGATTTTATTGAAAAGATCGAAACAAAAGAAACACAAGTTCCGGAGGATTTACGAAAAGGAAAATTCAGAATTGGCGTCAACGCTTATAGAGGGATGCAACAATTAGCTTACCTCTCCACAGATTTTGAATACCAACAGTTGCCACTAATCCTCATCGGACCACAAAGAGCAGGGAAGTCAACTCTAATAGGAAATCTTTGTTATGATGCTATAAAAGCTGGAGAATGTACTATTATCTTTGATTACATCGGGAACTGCGAATTAAGTGGCGAAGTTTCAGAATTATTTTCTTCAGATAAGATTTTAAATATTGATTGTGATAATTTTAGTACCATGCAAGGACTTGGCTATAATGAGGTTGGCATGAGCGACGATGCAGACATTCAATACGATAACGCTAAGAAGCAGACGACACAATTAACCACACTAATAAACTCAGTGAATGTAGATGACAGTCAATTATCCGCTAGGATGGAGCGTTATTTAGAATCTGCCAGTAATGCTGTATTCTTACTCGGAGGGCCGATTAGAGACGTATTTACAGTGCTACAAAATCATCAAGTCAGACACTCGTATTTGAATCAGATACCCAAAGCACAACAAGAAAATATGGAAGAGTACATTACCGCACTTCAAGAATTAGATGAACTTAGCAAAGATGGAGACTTAATAGGCACCAAGATCCACCTAGTTAGCGGTATTATCGACCGTCTCAATAAGCTTAAGAAAAATACGTACCTAGAAAAGATGCTAAAGAAAGATACAGCAAATAATATTAATCTTGTTACAGAGATGCAGAAAAATCAGTTGATTTGCTTACGTATGCCAGAAGTTATGTTTTCCACGGATGGCGAGCGCGATATATACACGACTTATTGGTTAACTAAGATATGGATGGCGCTACAAATTAGAAAAGCTCAACTGAAAGATCGAAAGCTATTTACGAAGTGCAATCTAATAATCGATGAGTTGTACCAAGTTGAAAACACTGAAAAATCTCTGTCTAAGATTATTTCACGTCTCGCTAAGTTCGGACTTAAGCCGATTATCTCATGCCACTACTTGAACCAAATCAAGTATATCCGTGAAGAGTTGCGGTCGGCCAACGCCAGCTACATGCTAATCGCTGGTTGCGATAAGAAGAATTTCCACGAATTATCGAGCGAGCTTTATCCATTCGAAGAGTCCGATCTGCTTAAGCTACCACGTTATCACAGCATGAACCTCATCAAGAATAAGACCGGTTACGCACGGTTCATAACGAAGCTTCCGAAGCCAGTGTCGGTATTCGGTAAGCAGAAGCGGATTAAGGTTAAAGCGTCGATAAAATCGCTAGTACCATACAGACGGAAGCCTGCGCTATGATGCGACGGGCTTTTCGTCTATTCCTAGTTGTCGCATTAACTCTAGTGCTTGGCGTTTCTTTTCTTCGAAGGTTGCATATGATTGTTGTTTAGCACGGTCTTCTTCGTAGTCTGGAAGAGAGTGACAACGAAGTTGAGGTGATTGCGCGGAGCGCTGATTATTATTCCATTTATTTGTTTGACGTTTATTTTTTAAGTTATTTAGTTCGGGTGCATGTTGTTCACTAGGCGGTACTTCCTGCGCACTATTTGGCGGTGCATCCGATTCGCTAGGTGGTGTTTCTTGTTCACTAGCAGGCTTTTCGATTATGTAGAGATTAGAAGTATGACGCTGCTTATCATTAATAGTTTCGATTGGTCGGAGTTCCTTTTCGATTAAGCCCTTCTCGACCAGTGATTTAACAACGTCGATTGCTTTGCGACGGCTCATACGACTATATTTAGCGATCGTACCGTATGATGGGAAGGCAGCTCCGGTCTTGCGGTTCATAAATGAGCGAATCACCATAAACGCCATTTGTTCGTAAATAGTAAGTCCTTCAACTTCGAAAATACTAGCGTCCATAACTACGATTTTGGACATAAAAAATCTCCTCCTGGGTACGTTTTAATAAACGTATAGAGAGAAGAAAAGAGTCCCGTAATATTACCTTCGTTTTAGACAATAGGAAATTAAACCTTGACATGTCTGTTTTTTAAACATATAATGAAGGTAATTAAATTATTCGTTGTAGGGGCCGCATTGCAGTGCGGTTCTTTTCTTTTTCTATTCGTTTTATTTTTAATTGTAATGCAAATAAGCACATCATATCTTTTTATGTGTGCGCCAAAGTAAACCTGCAATAACGACAGTTTTGTCGAAATTGTAGATTCAGTTTGCGCATGTCCATCTTAACACAGGTTGCCTGAATATGGGAAGAAATATTTTGTTTTTAATAGACAAGCTATGTAAATAGTGGTATTATTAAGTTAATCAAATACGAAATAGTTTGCGCAGCCCTCGGTCGAAAGATCGGGGGTTTATACGTAGAAAGGAGCGAAAATGTGGCGATAACTATTTGTATGGCGGTTCAAAAGGGTGGAGTCGGTAAGACTACGACTTCGGCCATCACATCACATCTCCTGGCGAAAGAATCACGGGTACTAGCGGTAGACTTCGATTCTCAAGGCAATCTTACACAATTCCTTACGCAGAGAAACATCTACGATTTTGAAGGTCGCACCGCACTCGAAGCTTGCAAAGAGAAGGATCCGCGTCCATATATCTATCGTATAACGGACAACCTTCACATATTACCGGCAGAGGACTTTTTATCGTTACTGGCTCGGTATCTATACGATGAGTACCGCGGTAATAAGTCGCTACTGCTGAGGGAAACGTTAGCGGTCGTTAAAGATGATTACGATTACATTGTTATAGACTTACCGCCAAATCTCGGAGAGCAGACGGTTAATGGGTTGGCAGCTTCAGATTATGCTGTTATCATGCTGCAGAGCGAGCCGTTTTGCTATGATGCAGTCGATAGGTTCGTCGAGTTCCTTATCGAGATTCAGAAAAATGCGAATCCGGATTTGAGGCTTGCCGGTATATTAACGTCCATGCTCGACACCAGGGCGTCACTTGATAACGGAATCCTTGATCGAGCGAGAAGTACATACGGAGATATTGTCTTTAATACAACGATTAAGAGGCGAACTCGCTTGAAGGAGTTCAGCGTTAGTGGTGTCATTGAATCGACGAAGGCCGACCGTGATGCGCTAGAGCAATATTACCAATTCGTAGAGGAGCTGAAGCAACGTGTCCAATCGTAAAGCGGACTTATTAAGCGATTTAATCAAGCCGAGAAACCCAATCGAGGGAGTAAGCGATAGTTCAAACGCTCATACGAGCGAACCTTCGAATACTCAAACGGTCATTTATATAAACGGTAGTGATGACGAGCGAAAGCGTAGATACTCGTTTGATCTTCCGGATTCACTACATCTACAGCTTAAGATACATGCGGCATCACAACGGAAAACCATGTCAGATATCGTTGAAGAGGCATTGCGTCAGTACTTAACGTCGTCCAAATAGGGCGGCGTATTTTTGTGTGATCGAACGAGTGAACGTTCATATGAACGTATAAAAATAACCCACGTTAATCATTGTGTGGGTCATATTTATTAAAGAAGTATCGAAGGTATTCCATTGCCTCTTTATAAGCGTTTTTATCTCGCATCATTATTTTGTCCAATCGTTTCCGCGCTTCGACAAGATGCGTCCAATCCAGATCAGTCGACATCGTAGACATTTTCGTGCTAATTTTCATAAAATCGTCAATGAGTGATTTATCACGATATACATCCGATAACTTAATGACCGTTTCAAGAGACGGGTTTTTACGTGACTTTTCTAATTCGTAAATATAGTTACGGGATACTCCGATTCTTTCGGCCACATACGGACCTGTAAGTCCAAGCTCTTTCCTACGCATTCGCAAACGCTCGCAGAATTTCTCCATCGTAAATCACCTCCAAATATTTTTATACGATTTTTTGACGATTTGCTTTTATTAGGATACGTATAAGTAGAACGACATTTTCTAAGGAGGTGGATTCGTGACTGACGGAAATAAAATTTTCGTCAAGATGTACGTCGATGCATTTCGAAGTGGCATGGTTGCAGACATGGGTACCGAGAGATGGACGACGTTATGCGCAATAGCAAGCTTTATGAACGAAAAAGGAGAATGTTATCCGACGCAAGATCATATCGCAAGACTCATCGGTGTTTCAAGGCAGACAGCGAATAAATACATTAGGTCACTATTAGATTACCAGTGGAAAGGTCAGGCGTTATTAATCGCTAATCGTGTGCGCGATGAAAAGACCGGTAAATGGGAAAACAATCGATACACAGTGTCACCAGTGAGCAATTTAACAATATTCAACGTAGAGTCGATAGCCATGTCAACGTTTACCGACACCGTGTTCACCGACAACGTGAACGTTGACACTAAGAAGATACACTAATAAAGAAGAACCACCGTTAAAGAAGATAAAATATTGCATTCGATTTATTTCATAAATCTCATGCGCCGGATAAATGATATTCAAACATTTGTATATACAAATATATCGACATAACAATAATACCATACTTATTCGGTAGAATATATACGTTATAAGGAGGAGTTATATGGCAAATAAGAAAACATCTGCCGACTGGAGAGATCGCCCGCTAGAGAAGTGGAACGTCGCCACATTTCATTATTACCTATCCGATAAGCATTTAGACCTATACGGCATTAATTACGTTCCGTTTCGTGGATGGATGGCGGAGAAAGGCATGCTTAAGCGAGAGATTGACGAAAATGGTCCGGAGATCGTGAAACAATTTATCGACGCTTGCTTTGCGGATTACCGGCCAACAGCGCAGTATCCTGGACTAAACTTCGGATTCATGGCGACATATCAGAAGTCGCGGATATTACCGCCAATACTCGCAGATGAGCAAAGGAAGCAACGTTTGAGTGAGTGTGCGAATGAACGTATGAGCGTACAGGAGATTAACGATTATTTATAGTCCATTTTTGAATCTAGTCGATATAATAACATTTTAGGAGGCGATTAAATGGCATACAGCCGCGAAGAAATGGAAACGACTTGTGTTTACGATTACCAGGAGAATTCGTGGATCGTCTATAGCTGCGTACAGAAGCACATCACGAAGTTACTCCGAATTGCTGGCGAACCATATTGGTCAGAAAAGGACGGAGAAAGGCTAATTGCTGGCAAGTGGAAACTCGTCGGTACAAATGTACGGTTTGCGAAGAAAGCGTCAGGAAACATAGGGTTACTCGGTAGAAACTCAGCGCAGAATCGACGTGAGGAGGAGTTGGATGACGCACAGTAAAAACTGTATACTGGCAGGACCATGTAAACAAGCGAACTCTCCATCGTGTAACAAGTTATGTACGAGTTACGTAGCACTTCACGGATATTCAGGCGATTCCGGGAGGGTTAGATCCGCTGGCATTCCGAAAGACTATGCACTAGTCACCGTTGACAACTCGCCAGTCAGGAACGAACAATCAAACGTTTACTCATCGGTTGATGCGTATGTTCGCACGTTTGCACGAATGTTCACGGATGAGCGGATTAAGTCGCTGTACTTGTATAGTGATGCAAGTGGTACAGGAAAGACAACGACGGCGTGTGCGATTGCGAATAGTTATATCATTGCGAATTATATCGGAAGCCTACAGCGAGGGATTAAACCGTTAGATCGTCCGGCTCTATTCGTAGATGCAAATGAACTTCAGACGTTATACAACGAGTTCAACAGGTCAAAAGTTCCGGAATACATCGCAGAACCAGCAGCAGCCAAGTACTATCAGACGTTGAAGTTAGCACAGGAAACTCCGTTTGTTGTTCTCGACGATATTGGCGTAAGAACTCCGACGGAGGGCTGGAGATCGGACTTGCATTCGATTATTAACGCTAGGGTGACAAACCAGCTACCGACGGTCTATACGAGTAACATCATGTTAGCAGAATTAGGCGAAATATTCGGAGAAAAAAGACTTCAAGACAGAATCAAAGACCTTTGCATACAATTATCTTTTATAGGCGAGTCAAAAAGGGGGAAACGATAGGTGAACGAATACGAACCGCTACAGCGACGTTTTAATTTTGGCGACTTGGTAATGGTCGAAGATGAGCCGGATCAGATTTACCGCATTGCTGGCTATCAAGTAACCGTATATTTCGAACCGGGAAAGTCCGATCGTGACTTGATGTACGATTTAGTAGACGCAATTACAAACGAAATGGTAATGCCTGCTGTCGATGAGGAGCTTACGCTGTTGGCACCAGCGGATAAAGCAGACGAGTTTCTAGCGAATAGGCAACGCAAGGAAACTCCGAAGTCAAATAGCATACATTTCGGCATTGACTTGAACAGTCGAGCAGACCGTGAGCTTGTCGACATGATACTCGATAAATATAACGATTATATGTTTGCAGCATCTGACTTAAAGGGGATAGCTCCGAGCAAAGCGCTTAGAAACTGGCGCAAGGATGCGAAAGAGTGTTTATCTGAATTGCGTGAACTAATGGGTGGTGAAGAAACTAATTAATGACAATCAACATTACACTACCTACACCCGACATAGTTGTAGTTAATGACGGAAGAAGTTTCGATCGAAGTGATTACGGAAGTTTAAAGGATTGGCAGTATTACGCAAAATACAGCGATTTCTTTGAAGCTATAGACGACAGTTTTGGCGGACTGTATATATACTATACGAATCAATGTGTCTTATATGTCGGTCGGACTATTTCTGTAAAGAAAAGAGTGCGAGAACATTTTGCGGGATCTACTCCGTTAAAGAAGTACATCAAGGATTTTACGAAAGTGGAATGTATTTTTGTTCCTGACATAACAGACCAGGAAATATACGAAGCTTACGCTATAAAAATTTATCAACCGTTACTGAATATCGCGAAGACTAGCAGAATGATAAATGACATAGGCAATCATTTATCGGATGAGCAGACGGGTTAAGGAGGTTCTATGAGTAATTATGGCGAGTGTTTACTAAGTAAAGTAATCGACAGTAACGATCCATCGGTGTTTGTACGATTTAACGTTGATGAGGCGCACTTTCAAACGGACAGCGAGCGTAATGCTTACCGATTTATAAAGAGTTACGCAGATGAAAATCACGGTCAAGCACCTAGTTACGCCACACTTGTTTCTGAAGTGGATGGATTTACTTATATTCCGCAAGTTTCGGATAGTTACGAGTACTTAGTTGCTAAGCTAAAAGACTCGGCAGGAAAAAGAATGCTGCATGACTTCTTAACCAGTTCTGAGTTCTCGAATAAATTCAGTGAGAACAACACAGAAGATTTTTGCAACGGGTTGATTTCTGAGCTGGAAAAGATTAAGATTGGAGTGTCACAAAGTGTTCGCATAGGTACGAACATAAAAACCGAAATAAATACATTCCTGGAAGAATATAGGAACCGTAAAGAAGGTAAGTCGTTTAAAATATGGCCGAGTAAGTTTCCCACAATAAATAACGAAGTCGGCGGCGGTTACTTCTCCGGAAACACATACGCATGGTTCGGAAGGTCCGGTCGCGGTAAGTCAGTATTTGCGATGGAAGAGGCGATCGAATCAGCGATGAATGGAGCTAACGTCCTGGTGTGGGCGCTAGAGATGAGCAAATTCGAATGGATGGCGAGAGCCTACAGCAGCATATCCGCTAGAGAAGGAATCTTAACTGCGAACATTGACGGCATGGATTACGAAGCAGGATTCGAGAACCGCCAGCTACTAAGAGGTGGACTATCGGAGGACTTCGAGAAGGGCTTTGAGACGTTCTTGAGTACGCTACAAAGCGTCATTCCTGGCACCCTTATTATACGTGCAGTAGACGATGAAAACTTCGTTAGAAGGGATTTACGGCAGTTAGAGAGCGATATAATCCAAACGAAAGCGGATGTGGTTGTCGTAGATCCGATATACTATCTCGAACAGGAGAGGAACGATAGTCGGGTAGCTGGCGGTGACATCGCTGCTACATCGAAGAAGCTACGTCATATTGCAGGTAGAACATCGACAGTGATTCACGTTATTACTCAGGCGGAAGAGACGAAGGCGGATCGTGATGAAGATGGTAATCGTGAGTTAAAAGCACCAGTACGTGCGGAGTTGAAGAAATCAAAGGCGATTTTGGAGGATGCTGCGTTGTGCCTTGGGATCGATAGCAAGGACGGTCGCGGGGTTATCGAACTGTCGAAGGGTCGTCAAGGCGGAGAAGGAGCTGTTGCAGAGGTTCTTTATTTGCCTAATTACGGGATAGTGAGAGAGATGGAAACGGGAGAAGTAGTTGCAAGCCAATTTAACTCCGTATTTTAGTTTGGTGGATTTTGTCGAATATAATTAATATCTCAATACGATATATCGAAAATTTTGTCGATTAAAGTGGATTTACTTTAATTAGATAACGTTGTAAAATTTTACGCACAGGAGGAACCTTTAGTTGATTAATGTAAACGGTCGCCAAATTCCTGTAGACATTCGTAGTGAATTAGAAACATTTACGTGGCATAGAGCGAGATGGTCGGTAGATAAGTTAATCGCCGCAAGCCCATTCCGATATGACCGCACTCCATCTTTCTTCTGTAACTTGGAAGGAGAGTACGCCGGAGCATGGGGAGACTCCGGTGCAAGCGATGATAACTGGAAAAGCGGAGGATTTGTCAAACTCCTGTCTTTTCTACGTAACGAAACGTTCACAGAAACTTGTGACTATCTACTCATGCGTTACGATTGTCGACAGATGTATGATACTGGTAATTTAAAGTTAAATATGTCGACAAGTATTCGGCTAAACAAACATTTGAAACTGTTAGATCCAAACATCTTAATGCAGTATCTATTTCGCCATCCGTATTTAGGGAAGCGCGGGATCACCGAAGAAGTCCAGCGAAAGATGTATATCGGGTATTGCCGTACCAGTAAGGCGGTAACAATTCCGTGGTTCTTACCAAACGGTCAGTTAGCGAATATCAAGTTTCGTAAAACTGGCGAAAAGACGTTTTGGTATCAACGTGGCGGAATGCCATTACGTAACTTAGTTTATGGTATTAACGTCATATACCGAAATCAGATTCGAGAGGCAACGCTAGTCGAATCAGAGACTGATGCCATGTTTCTTATGAGCGCTGGGATTAATGCAATTGCCACCGGTGGAAGCGTACTGACAGCGGAAAAGACTGCGGTGATTAAACGATCGCCAATCGAAAGACTTTATATAGCAACGGATAATGATGCGGCGGGCAGGCTGTTGCAGCAGCAGGTTATAAAGTTATTATCCGGAAGTGTCGAATTATTTATTGTGAGATTTCCTGACAAATATAAAGACGTGAATGAAATTGGTAATTATGCAGAGGTTAGGCGATTTGTTTATGAAGCTGAACGTGCGCAGACATGCATTCCCCGGTTAATTATGAAGCGAGGTAGCGTACAATAAAGGCGCGAGTAGACGTTAATCTACTCTCCGACCTGCTACCTATACTCGATCCAGTCGTATAAATCTTCGATTCTAGTTGGGACAACTTCAGATATGGCTCGACTGATGAGGTATGCGGTTCTTAATGACATAACTCTTCTATTCGTTGAATAATCACTTATCTGTTGGCGAGTGATGCCGGTTCGATCCGCTAGTTCCTGTTGTGTCATTCCGGCGAGTTTTAATCGTTCTCGTAGCAGGCAGTTACCGACTTCGAAAGTCATTGAAACACCGCCAAATAGTACGTATTTACTACAGTTTATCAAACGTTAAAAGTATAATAAAGACGCTGTTTGACGTCAATTAATAGTTGTCTATATCATGCAAAAGTGGTACAATAGACTTATGTAAGAAATGCCCAAAAATGGTTATTAAAAAACTTTTAAAATTTTGTACGAGTTTTTTGACGATCATGAAATTTTTGGATATATAGTAGTGTAAGGATAAAAATTTAATAAGAGGAGCTGAGGCGGTTGGGTAAACTGAACAAATCGCGAATCGAAGAACTGGCTGTAATGTACTACGACATTATGTGTGGAGGGCCAGGCGATAAGAATGTGATTACTTACGAACTGTTTACCATGTATCAACCCTACATACAGCACAAAGCAGAGCAGGCATCGAAAGAAACGGGGATTGATAGTGCAGAGTTTGAATCTTGTCTCAGCGTGAAGGTTTGGACAGCATTGGAAAAGTGGAATAAGGATGGAGGAGCAACATTCTACACTTATCTGCGAAGGATCCAAAACATAGAGATAGCTAAGGTGATTAGAGATGAGAAGTCGAAGAACTCCAACGAGGTTCATACAGAAGAGTTAATGAAGACAAAATCTGATTTCGTTAATAACGACGGTTTTCAGCAGATAGATAATACCAACGATGTTGGACTTATAGAAATGAGTTGTAACATAGATAATGAGGATTTAGATCGCGAACTCATAAGAAAAGACCAGCGGCAACTGGTCAGTGATTTGGTGAGAGGTTCCGGCAAGAACGCTCCCAAAGTTGAACCGATTGTTAGTGTGTTTTTAAACGGTGATGTTACTTCTCTACAAGACGTTGGCGACGTTCTTGGAGAGTCTAAGCAAACGGTAAGTAATCGGCTTAAATCTCTTCGAAAAGTGTTTGGCGAACACGACTTCGGATCAATCAGAGATTATTACGTTGCTTAGGTTATAGGTTAACGGTGTGTGGCGCTTAGGCATTGCGTCATACACCGACCCTAATAATATTATACCACGGTTTCGTGGTTACTATACGTGAAGGTAAAAATTACTAATGTAGTAGTTTTGTTTAACTATGCCTGTTTACAATGTAATCATTTAGTACACTTCTAATTTAGTATATTTTACGATGAATTGTCAATATCAAAACACACAATTTACCATATTTTAATCGACAATTAATGCCTTTTTAACGCAAGAAATCAGCTTACCACTATAGAAATAGTGTATATCTTGAGTTGGTAGTACGCTATAAAAGTACTTATATCGTACTACGAACGCTAGATAATTACTAAAAACGGCGTTCGCATTAACTTATACGGAGGGATTGCATGAGTTATAAAAAAGGCGCAGCAGCACTTGGAGCATTAACGCAACAAAACGGAGGTGGAAATAAATCCGAGATTACTTCGTTCAAATCCGGCACCACATTGAAAGTGCGCGTAAAAGGTACGGAAGATTTGCTTCAGTACTACAACTACGGAGTGTTCAAAAAAGTTAACTCGTTTGTTCCGAAGAATCCAGCTACTCGTAACGAAAAGGGGTTCATCATCGGTAATCCTACTCCGTGGGATCAGGCTTCGCAGTACTACTTTGATTTAGCGAAGAAAGCTTCTAGTGATACGGAAGCCGAGAAGTTAAAAGTAGAAGGCAGAAAGTACAAAGCGTCTGAAAAGTTCTTAATGGGATTCTTCGACTTAGAGCAAGGAAAAGACATTGTTGTAGATTTAACGAAAGCTCAGGCGCAGGCCGTATATGCAACTATCCTGGAATACGAAAA